TATCGTATGCCGTTAGCCGCTATGTTTCATGGTTTTGATACCGAAGCTAATGTTACAGTAAGATTTCCAGTCGATACCCACAATATCGAAAAAGGTCTTATTAAAACCAAAATCAATCAGTCAGAAGCCTTAAGAAAACATATTAACAGTGGTGTTCCATTGAATTCGCTTTTTGAATATGTCCTGAATGACGGTATAAATCTTGCGGATCAGGTAAGCACAAGAACTCTGGTTGCAAAAAACGAGCTTCTTTCTACAGGCAAGGTGACTATAAAGGAAAATAATCTTAATTTATCTGTTGATTACGGTGTGACAGCCGATCAGACTAATTTAACAATCGACCTTTCCACATCCGCCGATGTTCCCGGACAGATTCAATCAATTATTGATAAAGCGACGGAAATGGGTGTTATTATCACTGGAATGCTTCTTACTAAAAGGAATCTTACAAAGATAAGAAACAATACGGCTATTCAGAAAGTTATCAGCGGAAATGCTCTTACAGGTGCAACAGTGCGCATATCGGCTCTTAACGCCTATCTTTCCGAAGAATTCAATATTAATACGGTCATAACAAACGATCTGCAATATGGTGAAAAGGTAACAATGGGAACAGATGGACGGCCTGTTGTAACAAGCAAGAAATATTATCCTGATAATAAGATAACATTTTTTGCGACTAATCCTTCCGGTAAGCTTGGAGTAGGTCTCTGGGGTGATCCCCCTGAGCTTGATCTTAACAAGATAGCAAGGGTAAGCGGAAGCTCTGTATCGCCTTATATTTACGTTACACAATATGAAACTCCCGATCCCGCCGTTATCTGGACAAAGGCAAGCGCACTCTTTATGCCGGTGCTTTACGATCCGTCAAGCCTGTTTATAGCCACGATCACAGAACCAGCTAAAGAACCGACAGGCGAAGATGAAGAAGGTGTCTAATAATGTACAGGGTATTACATAAATTCAGAGATTTGCAGGATAAAAACTATATTTACAACGAGGGTGATATATACCCTCGTAAGGGGCTTAACCCCGGCACCGAACGCATTGAAGAACTTGAAAGCGGTAAGAACAGACGTAATATTTCGCTGATAGAGTATATCCCCGAAGATATCGAGGATGAAGAAACGGCGGAAGTTTCTGAATCTACTGAGATAAAACCCAAAACAACAAAAAGAAAAGGGCGTGTTAAAAATGCCGAAAGTAACACTGACGGAGATATGCAGGGAGATTAATAACTGGTTCGAGCGCGGAATATATCCAGGAAATTACACTATTTCAAGCGGAGAAATTGAGCTTGCAGGCAGCAATATAAAGCTGCTTGCAGGTCAGTATTTCCGTATCAAAGGAAGCGTTTTAAATGACGGCGTATACCAATATCCTTGCAAAGGTCTTAAAGACGAAGAATTCAAAGGATTTTTATGTGCTATGGCGATTCCTCCGGATGTAATTAATCTTTCTGAGGAAATAAACTTATGGTGTAATAAGTATTCAGAAATCATTAACAGCCCATATCAGAGTGAAAGCTTTAAAGGGTACACCTACACTAGAAGTACACAAAACGGTTCGGGAAGTGCAGATGCGCTTACATGGCAAATGCAATTCAGAAGCAGATTAAATAAATGGAGGAAGTTATAATGTCGTTACTTAAAGAATCAATGGAAAAATGCGTAATGCTTAATCAAGGAATAGTCGACGACGGCTATGGCGGTTTTGTCAATGAGGTTACGGAGGGCGCATATTTTGAAGCGGCAATAGCTCTTGACAACTCCACAGAAGCAAGAATTGCAGAAAAACAGGGAGTTACAGCATTATATACTATTACAACGTCAAAAGCGTTGAATTTACAGTATCATAATCTTTTTAAAAGACTGTCTGACGGAAAGATATTCCGCGTGACATCTGACGGAGATGATGTATATACTCCCGCTTCTTCAACGCTGGATATGCGCTGTGTATCTGCCGAAGAATACGAACTCCCGAGGAGTGTCCGCAATGGATAAATCACAGGCTCTTCATGCTTTTTGGAGCAGTTTCGGGCTTAAAGCCTATGATGAAAATTCTGTTCCCGACAATGCAGTTATGCCCTATATAACTTATCAAACGGCGACCGACAGCGTCGGCAATAAATTGCTGCTCAATGCATCAATATGGGACATCTCTACCTCATGGGCATGGATAAGTCAAAAAGCGGATCAGATTGCCGAATACATAGGCAAATATGGTCATTTGTCGGTAAAAATTGATACCGGCTATATGTATATTTCCAAAGCTTCGCCGTTTGCGCAGCGAATGAGCGATGAAAACAACAAAAATATAAAACGAATAATTATACAAATCCAAGCCGAATTTTTAACGGCTTACTAAATTAAAAAAGGAGTGTTTTTTATGGGAAAATTTACTGTTATTCCGCAGGCAACATTTGAAGAAATGCAGCTTGACGCGGGTGTGCTTTTAAGAAAATTTGATCCTGCAAATCCTGCCGAACCAGCGGACGAAGATATTATATGCGCAACAACAGGCGGTATCACTATCACCTGTACGCCTACATATTCAGACATGGGAAGCGACGTAGACAATGTTCCTAACAACATGATGGAATTCAAGCATCTTGACGGTTGGGAGTGCTCAATTGCATTTACAGCTTTGGGAACGTCTAAAGAATCGATACGATTTGCACTGGGCGCAGCTGATATAAACGCTGATACCGGAGCGATTAAACCCCGTGCAGACCTTAAACAGACAGACTTTTCGGATATATCATGGGTGGGAGACCGTGCAGACGGCGGAATGGTCGCCGCAGTGCTCAAAAACGGTCTTTCAACATCTGGCTTGTCACTGAAAACAACCAAAAATGGCAAGGGACAGATTTCTGTTACAATAACTGGTCACGTTTCAATTAAAAAGCAAAAAGAAGTACCTATGGAATTCTATAGCGCGGATGCCTCTACAGAACCGGAAGCCGCTTAAAATGTACTAAAAGGAGTTAATTATTATGAACGCATTTAATTATAATTCGGATGATTCCCTTGACGCTTTTGCCGATCTTCTTGAACCGGCAAGCGTTATCATGGGGGATGCGGAGCTTAAAAATTTGCTTAAAAGCGATCAGCCGAGAATAAAGGCAGTTAAATATGCTATAAAAAATCACAAAAAAGAGGTTAAAGAAATTCTTGCAATATTCGATGGAGAATCCCCGGAAACATACAAGGTTAATATTCTTACTCTTCCTTTTAAGTTTATGGAGCTGCTCAATACGCCTGAGATCATTCAGCTTTTTACTGCGCAGAGTCGGAGGAACAGTGTAAGCACTTCTGGCTCTGCTACGGAGAATACAGAGGGCGGCGGCGAATAAAGCCATTTATGCGGTATTTTGCGTCAAAATACGAGCAGTACAGCCATGACCAGATATACCGCATATATATGTCCGAAATGCTGAGAGCGATAACAGGCTCAAACGTGCGCTATTCAGACCTTATCGAAACAAAACAGCCTGCCGATACACGGACAAGCAGCGAGATTATTGCGAATATGAAGTCTAAGCTGAAAAAAATAGGAGAGGAGGAATAAAGCATGGATGTATTTGACCTTTTTGGTAAGATTTCTCTTGATACAAGCGGTTTTGAAAATGCTCTGAAAACGGCAATTGAGGGTGGAAAAAATCTTGCTGCATCTCTGGGCAACGTGGTGAATATTTCCGGGAACGTTCAAAAAGGCGTTTCGGCTATGTCCGAACAGTATAATAAAGCTGCTGAAAACGTCAAAAAATCGACGACCGAAACGGAGAAAAATGCGGAGAGCTTTGAAAATGCTGCCGATTCTTTAGAGGAATATTCTGAAAAAAGTGAGGAAGCAACTGAAAGCAGTGAAAAGCTTATAGCTACTGAAAGTGAAATACGGTCAATGGTTATGAAACTTGCCCATCAGTTTGAAAAAAGCGGTATGGACAAAAGCAAAGCTATGAAAAAAGCGAATGAAGAAATCAGATCGCAGTACACCAAAACGGCTGAGGAAGTCGAAAAAAGCAGTGACAAAATTAATAAATCTCAGAAAGAAACATCAAAGGAATCGGAAAAGGATTCAAAAGATTTTGTGAAAAACTGGGACAGTGCCGCAGAAGGGTTAAAAAGCATTGCAGGAAAAATAAAAAACGCTCTTGAAACAGCTGCTAAAGTCGGAGCGGCTGCCGTTGGAGTTGCTTCATCTGGGTTAGGCGTTCTGCTTAAACAATCAGTGGATAGTTACGCAAACTATGAGCAGCTTGTTGGCGGTGTTGATACGTTGTTTAAAGAAAGTTCCGCAAAGGTTCAGCAATATGCCGATCAGGCTTATCGAACCGCCGGAATGTCCGCAAATGAGTACATGGAAACTGTAACATCGTTTTCAGCTTCACTTTTACAAGGTCTCGATAAAGATACAGATAAAGCGGCAGATGTAGCAAATCAAGCAATGGTTGACATGAGCGATAACGCCAATAAGATGGGCACTGATATAGCATCAATACAAAACGCTTATCAGGGATTTGCGAAGCAGAATTATACCATGCTCGATAATCTTAAACTGGGTAAACTCCACTATTGCTCAGTATAAACCTCGTGAAAACGGTGAACCCCCTAACGTAAAGCCGAGGGAAACACCGTGCAAAGTTAATTGATTTTTTTCTTGACATACTCAAATTTATATCCACGCATTTTACCACGAACACCTATTATCCCTTTGGATAACATTAAGGAGATATTTCCTAATGTTGTGTTAAAATAAGCAGCGGTGTCGGTGATGCTATCAAAATTTAAAACGAAATCATTATCATCCCATGAGACATGACCGCCACCACGTTTTTTTCGTGTTTCGGTATAATGATATACCTTGATTTTTTCACTTCTAACACCATGAGTGTCGAAACGAGAATTATTCTCGCTATATGATGCCCAACGCAGGTTATCGAGTGAATTGTTTTGACGATTACCGTCAATGTGGTCTATGGTTGGTTTGTTTTCGGGATTTGGAATAAAAGCTTCTGCAAGTAAGCGATGCAAGGTTCTTTTGCAAGGTTTACCATTCATCCATAAATCAACAGTTAAATAACCATTGTTTTTATTGATGTAAGGCTTTTTAATGTGTCCAGTGGTGTTATTTTTTACAATGCCTGAGTTTGAGATTGAGTAGTTAGGTGCTGAAATAATGGGTACAAACATATATAATACCTCCACGCATTCCATATATTTATTTTACCATACATTCAGCAAAATGTCAATTAAAATGTGTAACGACTATCGAAAACACGCTTCAATTTAGCGGAAGTGAGTAGAGTACATTCAAGTGAATGGAAGTGCGAGGGACTTTTAAAGTCAAGAGATAGTCTAATCTGTATAGAAATATGCAGCAGCTTAAAAAGCGGCATAAGATTAACGACCTTATGTGAATGTTGATGTATGGTGGTACTGCCGGTGAAATGGCGCGTCTTATCAATGATAGCGGAGTTCTTGCCGGTGTTATGGAAGTCACAGAAAAAAACGTAAACGAAGTATCTTTTGACAAGATGATCGAAGCTATACATGTCATTCAAGATGAAATGGGGATAACTGGCACAACAGCTCTTGAAGCCAGTGGAACTATCTCCGGAAGCGTTGGAAGCATGAAGTCTGCATGGCAGAATCTTGTAACTGAAATAGGTAAATCAAACGGCGATATATCTGGAAAAATTGATGCGTTCGTCAGCAGTACAGAAACAGCTTTTGAAAACATAATGCCGCGAATCGAACAGGTTTTAGAGGGCATAGGTCAACTTGTAGAAAATCTTGTTCCTATTATCGTTGACAAGCTTCCGGGCATAGCAAGCAAAATATTACCCTCATTAATTCAATCTGGCACTAAACTGATATCAGGACTTGCAGGTTCGCTTATAAAGAGTGCGCCGGGGATAGTAACCGGACTTCTTGATGCGGTCGCGTCTGCTCTCGGACTTGAAAAGAGCTGGATCAAGGTTAAGGAAGCGTTTTTGTCTTTCGGCGGTATTTTTGAAAGCATAGGCAAAAACCTTTCTGATACTGTAGGAAATCTTGTCACCATTATTACTGAAACATTGGGCGAAATCGACTTTGAAAATCTTTTACAATCTTTTAAATCATTGCTTGAAAAAATTGAACCAATAATTTCAAAGATTGGTGAGTCCATAGTATGGCTTACAGAAAATGTTCTTGCACCGCTGACAGAATGGACGATAAATGAGGCTATACCAGAGTTTTTTGACCTGTTATCATCAGCAGCTGAAACATTAAAAAGCGTTATTGAAGCTTTACAACCTCATGCTGAAAAGCTGTGGAACGATTTTTTAAGACCGTTAGCAGAATGGACAGGCGATGCTATAATTTCTGCATTGGGTTTTCTTACGGATGCGCTCGGAGGAATATCAGACTGGATTAATGAAAATCCGGATATTGCTGATTGCTTTATCAAGATAGCGGCAGCCTTGGCGGCTATTCATATATCTAAAGAAGTCATCGGTAAACTTGGAGAATTAAGTGGAAAATTGCTTGAAGTTGGTAAAAGCGCTCTTGATTCTGCAAAAAATGTCGGCTCATTCCTTAATACCGACTGGAGCAAGCTGTCAGGCGCAACAAAAGCCACTGCGGTAATAGGTTCATTCATAGCCGGATGGAATATCGGCACAATGATTTATGAGAAATGGGAGGAAGAAATAGACGGTTTTCTATTCCCGATATTTGATTTTTTTGTGAACTTATGGAATAATATTGTAACCTTTTTCACAGAATCAATACCGAATTTCTTTTCTAATATCGGTGAATGGTTTGCGGAACTTTGGGAAAATATAAAAGACGGCTTCTCCAATATTGGTCCATGGTTCAAAGATAAATTTGAGGGAGCTGTAAATGGCATCAAAGAAGCATGGTCAACCATCAAAGAGTGGTTCAGTGAAAAGTGGGATGGAATCAAGGAAATATTCTCAAATGTTGGCGGATGGTTCAAAGATAAATTTGAGGGTGCTGTGGCCGGTATTAAAGAAGCGTTTTCAGGAATCAAGGAATTTTTTAGCGGAATCTGGGACGGCATTACAGGCGTGTTTTCCAATGTCGGAGATTGGTTCGGAGAAAAATTTGAGGGAGCTGTGACCAGCATTAAAGAAGTGTTTTCAGGAATCAAGGAATTTTTTAGCGGAATCTGGGACAGCATCAAGGATATTTTTTCCACAATTGGTCACAATGTTGGTGAAGCTGTTGAGTTTGCATTTGTTACCGTAATAAATGGAGCTATTGCAACGATCGAAGCTGCACTCAATCTGATTCCGAATGCCATAAATGGCGCAATAAAGGCAATAAACAAGCTTCCCGGCGTTGATATTGACAAAATACCCACCGTTGATCTGCCGCGTTTGGCAAAAGGAGGCATAGTCGACGATCCCACGCTTGCCCTCATAGGCGAAGCAGGCAAAGAAGCCGTTGTTCCTCTTGAAAACAATACTGAATGGATTGATAAAATTGTCGAAAAGCTTAATAAAAAGCCATCTGCCTCCGGCTTTGTAGTCGAAAATCTCAATGTGACGGTAACGGGCACGGAAGATATGGAAATAGGCAGAACTATAGCTGAAAAGATAAGCGAAGCATTGGAAGAGCTTTCAATTTCTCAGAATGTAGCAATAGGAGGTACGGGATGGAAATAGAATCGCCTGATTACATCTATATAAACGGTGTTCCGGGTTCGGACGTGGGTCTGTATGTTGATACTCCCCCCGTTCCTCCCATGCCTATCCAAAGAGGAAACAGCTATAAAAACGGAGGTCTTACGGATACGTATATTCTCGAGGACAGCTATGATGATATAACGTTAAAAATTAAATGCTTTGTTTTCTTTTCAGACAACTTTGACAACAGTAATATAAATGAATATCTTTCCAATCCTAAAACCCTGCAATTATCAAGACTGAACAAGTATTATTACAAAGTCAGGAAGATAACCAGCGTATCAGTTTCACAGTCCTTTGACGGTAAGAAGATAAAATATGAAATTACTTTTCTCTGTGAACCGTTCAAATATTTTATTGATAATCCTCTTATAGAGGTTAAAAGCGGTGATATACTGACAAATCGGGGAAATCTGATCTGTCAGCCTACATACTACATTGTGGGGGAAAGAACGACAGAAATAATATTCGCCGTCAATGGGACGGAATTTGGCATTGAATTGTCGAAGGCTAATGAGGAAATAATTGTTGACTGCGGTCAGATGATCGCCTATCAGGTAATAGACGGCACGCCCATAATGCGCACTACAAAAGGGCTGTTCCCTTTTATGGCGGCAGGGCAGAATAAGATAGTCGTTACAGGTCCGAATCGTATCACATCAATGAAAATTAAGCTTAATGAAAGACGTCTGTAAGCAGACTGGAGGTGTTACTAATGAATGGCACAGGCACGCAGGCAGACCCATACATTCCCGGAAACTGGGAAGAATTTGTAACGGCAATAGGCACGACCGGTGCTTATGTAAGCCTGCCGGAGGGCGGAGGAACTTTCAATATGAACGAAATCGCGCCGACCGGTGTGGGAACGGTTTCCCGAAAATGTGCAGAGATAAACGGCAATGGCTGGACTATCGCAAATGCATACAATATGTACATAAAGGATGAAACGGGTTCTAGTTTTGGAACAAAAATCCGTAATCTTAATATCAAAAATTTTTTAATTGATTCCACATCAAAGCCATTAATTGACGGTCCTTTATTCGATTATGTTTTGCTTCTGGATGGATGTCAGATTTCAGGTAAAAGAATATCTGGCAGTTCTACAGAAATATTTGGTACAGGCGTGCGTTTTCAGAGCTGCGGCATAAATATAGCCTTTGGTGGAACGGAGCATTATTTAGTTGAGCATGGATATTATAACAAAGTATGGGGATTTTTCTGCAATGTATGGCTGGATTACACCGATTGCACAACTGATTTTTATAATTATAACGACTATGATTACGCCTTTGAAAATTCATTTGTAAGAATCACGACGAATTCAGATAAAACGCAAAAAAGTGATTTCAGGAACGGCAGTATAAACAATATCGTGCAGATTGACGGCAGCAATATCGTCATTGATTCAACGGGCGAATCGCACGAAGTCACTGACGAGCAGCTCCGTGATGCGGCATATCTGAATTCAATAGGCTTCCCTATAGCATCGGAGGGGTGATCTTATGGGTTGGTACATAGGCGGGGACGGACTTCCCACAAACGAAAACTTTATAGAATGTCCCGAAAAATCCATGGATAAGCCTTATCCTCATGCGCTTTGGCGGACTGGAGAAACACATATAGGCGAGGATATTTATTACAACAATGGATTACCATATAATATGCTGCTTCCTGGAATAACTCCGTACCGGAATCATTTTGAAAAAGTATTTCAAAGAGAATACATAACCGTTCATGATTACATGAGCAAAGAAGAAGATTTTGATACTAACGGACTTGCGGTTCTGTCGCCGGTCTCATGCAGTATTTCCGAGGAATATAACGGAGACTATTCTTTACAGATCGAGCTTCCTATTGACGATAACGGGAAATGGGAATATATACGCGAATTCAATTTTATTAAGGCACAGGGACAGATTTTTCGCATCAATCAGTGTGAAAGATCATATTCCGGAGGAAAAGGCACTGTAAAAGCTTCGGCAATACATATATTTTATGAACTGAACGACTTCTGGATAAGATATTTTCCATATTTCTGGGCGAATTTATCAGGTCAATTAGTACTTTATCAATTGTATCTCGAAGCGCTGCGCGATCATCCGGTTATGGAAAATGAGGTCATACACAATTTTAAATTTGATTCTGACATTACTGTAAAAAAGGATATAGGCGCAGCAATGTGGGAGAAATTTACAAGCGGATACGGATTCACTTTTACAGAAGCAATAATGGGCGAAAACGGTCTGCTTGCAAAGTGTAACGGCGAATTGCGCAGAGATAATTTTTATTTTTCCGTGAACGAGCGAAAATACGATTATCACAGTTTTTCAATTTATTTAGGCAGAGATTTTAAAGGAATAAAAGTAAAGCTGGATTCATCATCGGTCTGTACTCATCTTGAAGCGTACGATAATCACGGTAATATGTTCGGGGTTTCATTTGATTCAGCAGCTGTCATATATTTTCCGCACAACGTCAACAGAAAAATTTATTTTGATTATGATAAAAGCAATATAGATGTTTTGATAAACGATGCTATGCAGTTCTGGAACGAAAATTGTCAGCCGATTGTTTCGTATACAATAGATGTTGTTGATTTCAGAAGCAACCGAGATGCGCAGGGATTCAGCAACATTGGTCAGAACGAATATAAGGTCGGAAACGTCGGTACGATATACGATCCCAGATTAGGCATTAATCTTAATCTTAAAATAACAAAAGTTGTGACAGACGCGATTACCGGAAATGTAAAAACAATTGTTTTTGGATCAACAAAAAGCTTTACAGGACACACATATAATCCAATTCCCGTTATTCCGGAAGAAGAATTATACAAAAAAGCGTATGTTCAACTCAAAGACAAAAATGGCAAATTATTATTCGATAAGAATCATGTAAAGCTTGTTAAAAAATTGGAGGTATAAGTATGGACGAAGAAAAGATATATGATCTGGGTTATGAAGCATCTGAGATTGACGCTCTGTTAAGCAAGATGGCATCATCTGAGATATTTACTAACGTCGAAAAGCAAGCCGTTGCAATTATCCCGGACAAGGTCGACAAGATCGAAGGAATGGGATTGTCTCATAACGATTTTACAAATGCTTATAAAGACAGTATTATAATTAACCGGTTAACTCTGGGATATTCGGTTAAAAATCTGCTTAAAAACGGATGCGGCTCACGGACGTCATCCGGAGTAACGGCAGCCGTTAACGCCGACGGAACGATCACGCTGAGCGGAACGTCGGAAAAAGCTTTTGTTCTGTATGCTTCGGTTTCGGACGGAATAAACAATCCCGGCGATACGCCTCTGAAAAAGGTTTTTTCCGACGGCGAATATTATCTGTCGGGCGGAATATCGGGCAAAGCGTATATGCAGCTTTTTTCATTTGACGAGACGCGCACGGGCAAGCTTCAGTACGGCGGAAAAGTAACGGTAAACGGCGATTATCCGTACAACTGCGTACGTATCACAATCGAGAGCGGCAAGACCTTTAACAACGAAACCATTTATCCTATGCTCCGCTGTGCCGATATCACCGACGATACCTATGAACCGTACAAGCCGTCGGTCGAGGAACGTCTTGCGGCTTTAGAAGCAAAAATCGCTGCTCTGGAGGGGGGGACCACATAATGAATGCAGAAATAATAATCGCTCTTATCTCGCTTATAGGAACTCTCGGAGGAAGTTTAGGCGGTATTCTTGTCAGTTCAAAAATGACGAATTACCGCTTGCAGCAGCTTGAAAATCGTGTCGCAGAGCATAACAATTTTGCAAAGCGTATGCCTGTTATTGAGGAGCAGATAAAAGTAATTAACCACAGACTGGAGGATTTGGAGCATGAAAATTAAAGAAAGGATTGCGAAATTGATTGATGTGAAATCAATTTTAACTCTTGTTTTGACAGTGTTTTTCGGGGCTTTGACTATCAGAGGCTCAATATCCTCCGATCAGTTTCAGACTATATACACAACTGTTATAGCGTTCTATTTCGGTACGCAGTATCAGAAAAATTCTAATGATAATAAAACTGTATGGCGTTAAAAAGGAGATTACTATGACTAAAAATTTTCAAGTTACAGAAAATATCCAACTTTCAGAAAATTTTTGCTCGCGTGAATTTTATTGCAAATGCGGGCAGGATCACGAACAGATCATCAGTGAAAAGCTAGTTGAAAAATTACAGTCTCTTATAGGGCTTTTGGGAGCGGATAAAGCGATAATTACCAGCGGCTACCGTTGCCCCGCGCATGATAAAGCTGTAGGCGGAAACGGCTATGGGATGCACACAAAGGGAATTGCCGCAGATGTGATTTTTTATAAAAAAGGTACGCCGATATGTACGAAGAAAGTTGCCTGTAAAGCTCAGGATTTAGGATTTACAGGTATTGCTAACATTGACAGTACATACACGGCGATCCATCTTGATGTCAGAAGCGGCGTTAAATGGCTCGGAGACGAGGTCATAACATCCGCATACAGCATTACAGATGATTTTTATAAATATTACGGCTTCACACGTCATGAAAACAGCGATATAAAGACATTGCAGACCATTCTCAACAATAAGGGCGCAGAGCTTGCAGCTGACGGCATTGCAGGAAATAAAACGCTTATGGAAGTCAGGAAATATATAATTGAAAAGGGAGATTGCGGCGAGCTGACGCAATGGGTTCAGGAACGTTTGAATTTTCTCGGATTCGACTCTGGAAAGGCTGACGGCATTGCAGGAAATAAAACAATGTCGGCAATTGCAGAATTTCAGAAGAAAAACAATCTTGGCGTTGGTTATCTCGGCGGTTCTGATTGGAACATACTGATAAACGGGAAATAATATATGAACGATATTAAATGGAATACTGTCTTACTGAATGAATTCTTAAAAATCGGTTTATTGACAGAAGATGAAGAAAACGTATTGAAAGAAAGAATAAAGGGCAAATCAAGACAATCTATCGCATTTAAATATCACTGGTCCGTTGATAATGTTGACAGAATTATAAGAAGCTACAGAAACAAATATGATTCTTGTCAGCCGTTATCCGACTTATTGCCTGAACGAAGAATCTCTAAAAACAAACGATAAAATAAAGGCAGGAGAGCCGAAACACTCTCCTGTCTTTTTATTTGCTTTATATAATGTTTTAATAATAATTTGATACATTTTATACCGATTTTTTAATGTTACTATTATATCAACAAAAAATATTGAAAGGCGTTAGGCTATGGGATATATATGTACTAATCCTAATCCGTCAAAAAAATCAGTAGGCGACTGCGTTATAAGGGCTATATCAATAACAATGGGAATTGATTGGCTTACAGCCTATCTTGCGCTGTGTATTCAGGGGCTAAAAATGTGTGATATGCCATCCGCAAATGCTGTTTGGGGTGAATTTTTACATCAAAATGGTTTTAAACGCTATCTTATTCCAGAATATTGTCCCGTTGATTATACAGTCCGTCAATTTTGTGAAGATGAAATATGCAATAACTGCATTCTTGCAACGGGAACGCATGTTATTGCAGTAAAAAACAGTAATTATCTGGATTCATGGGATTCAGGAGACGAAATACCGATTTATTTTTGGACAAAAAAGGAGAAGTAAAGTAAATGAATTATAATCCTTATCAGCAATATCAGCAATTTGGACAGACTTTTCCGCCTGCTTATAATTCTGCTTATCAATCAACTATGGGGAATCAACAGCAAATGCCGATACAGACGACTCAGATGCAGCCACAGATGACGCCGCAGCCAATGCAGGAAGTTAGCGGCGATATGATATGGGTGCAAGGCATAGAGGGAGCAAAAGCGTACTTTGTAGCGCGTGACAGCATGGCGATTCTTTGGGATTCAGAAAATCCTGTTATTTACATAAAAACGGCAGACAGTTCCGGCATACCTACAACACGAATTTTAGATTATACTGAACGTTATCAAAATCAAAATATTCCGGGTTTTAATCAGCGGCAGAATAATGCCGACTATGTAAGCCGTGACGAATTTAACAATCTTAATACTCGTTTAAATGAACTTACAGCTAAATACGACCAAATATACAAGGAAGGTGTTTGATAATGGCAAATCCGCTTTTTAAAGCTTTTGGAAATAGGAATCAAGGCAATAACATCATGGGACAGTTTCAGAATTTTATGAACCAAATGAAGGGACAGAATCCTAATGATATTTTAAATAATATGATTTCATCCGGACAAATCAACCAAAAGCAGCTTAATCAAGTTCAGGCAGCAGCAAAACAAATGTCCGGACAATTTGAAGGCATTAGATCAATGTTTGGTTTTAAATAAGTCAATAACGGCAATTGCCGTTAAATATAAAAACAAAGGAGATTAAATAGTATGGTTTCTTCGGAAATGACGCCGGCAGACATCGCAGCAGTAACGGGCGGCGGTAATTCGTGCAATAACGGCGGAAACAGCAGCGGCTGGGGCGGCGACTGGGCATCTTGGATCATTGTGTTTCTTATTTTCGCAATGTTCGGTTGGGGTGGCTTCGGAAACGGTTTTGGCGGCGGATTCGGCGGTGGAAACGCTCAGCAAGGATATGATACAAGAGCCGACTTGCAGCGAGGATTTGACAATCAGTCTGTAATGAATAAGCTTAACGGGTTGGAAAACGGTCTTTGCGACGGTTTTTATGCTCAAAACACTAATATGCTTACAGGTTTCGGCAATCTTACGCTGAACAATGCGCAGAACACTGCACAGATTCAAAACAGTATGAATCAGGGATTTAATGGTTTGAATACAGCCCTTATAACTCAGGGCTATGAATCAAGGCTTGCAACTCAGGGTCTGGGTGCTCAGCTTGCCGACTGTTGCTGCAAAACACAGCAGAACATTAAGGACAATACTGTGCAGGGCATTATGAACACTAATGCCATTCAGCAGCAGATTTCACAATGCTGCTGCGAGAACGAAAAAATAGCTATGCAGAACCGCTTTGATGCAGCGCAGAACAACTGTGCAACACTTCAAGCTATTGATAAACTTGGCGATAGACTTGAAGCGCGTTTTAATGCTGCTGAAAGCGCTGCTAAGGACAGGCTTCTTGCTGAAAAAGATCGTCAGATTCTTGCTTATCAGGTTGCGCAATCTCAAGCAGGGCAAACAACTGATATTCGTAACGGAATAGTAAGCGATCTTAGAAATTGTCCTATAGGTACTTATAACGTTCCAAATCCGAACTGTTGTTACGGTCCATGGGGGGCTATGAATTGGAATGGTTTTGTTAATAACGGCGGTGGCAATAACTGCAATTCCTGCGGTTTCTAATCGCTGACGCTTTCCCCGAAATTCGGGTGACTACTTCGGGGCGGTAGGATTTCCTGCCGTCCTTGATTTTTAAGGAGGTTCAAAAAATGTCAAATTGTAAACCTGTATGTAAGCTTTGTAACCATCTTGCTATAAGCGCGTCGGTAGCATTTACAGGAGGAAATCTTGTTATTGATCTGCCTGCTAATACTTACAGGAACGGCGAAAAGGTATGTATTGTAGTAGCGCAGGCAATTCCTGCGGCGACTACTATTAATGCACCTGTATTTATTACAATCGGAAGCGGTACAGTGCAGTATCCGCTGACAAATAAATGCTGCGCGCAGATCACAGCATGCGGAATAAGAACAAGAACGCGATACAGCACAGTTGTTGCAACAAGCTCCGACGGCGGTTCGTTCCGGTTGCTTGGACATGCTTGCTGCGCACCTAATAATAATCTGGCAAGCATTAACGGCGGAGGAACGCCGGCAGCATAATTTGAAAGGAGATTAATAATGCAAAAGCTCTATGAATTAAAAGACATCCTTATGGATAGCTTGGGAGAATTCGACACAATTAAAAGCGGAAAGCTGAAAATGGGCGAGATCGAAGCGCTTAATAATATTACAGATACAATCAAAAATATTGATAAAATCTGTATGCTTGAAGAAAGTGACGGTTATAGTCAAGATGGAGAATGGGCGGCTGAAATGCGTGGGAATTACGGTAAATCCTATGATGAAAGAAGCCGAATGAATCGTGGTGGAAACAGAGACGGCGAATATAGCGAAAGAGGTGGAAACCGCAGAGGAACGCATTATGTCAGAGGCCATTACAGTCGTGACGGTTCTAAAGACAAGATGATGCGTGAGCTGGAAGAAGCAGAAGCAGCTGCTCCAACAGATAGAGATCGTAGAATATTACGTGACGCAATGGAGAAACTAGAAAACGAATGATTTCACAAAAAGAGCTCGAAAAGGAAATAAAGGAGCGTGAAAACGCTCCTCCCTCCATGAGAATATATAGTCAGCTGGCTGATTTAAGAACCATATACGATATGTATTATGGTGAGCCTCAGATATATGCGATCAATGGAGCGACTTCCGCAGATAAAGTGGTAAAAGTTTCAGAAAGCGAATTTATGAGGGCGCTTAACGGGAAAAATATGTTTAAATCCTGGGAGCTTATGGATGAGCTTATGTCAACAGTCAAAATTGTCAATCCAAGATTATACAACAGTGTAATGCGTAAGATAGAAGAGCAGGACTAA